CGTTGGTTGTAGGCGCAATAGCTGGACCATATACTACAAATATCACTGGTGGTCAAGTAGGAACACACGCAGTTCCTCCTCCGATTGCCGTTGCTCCTCCGGGTGGGGCAGGTTGCTCACTTTCGGTTGTTGTTGATGCAACGGGTGTTGTGACGGCTGTGTCAGTTGTTGATGCGGGGACTGGCTATAAAGTTGGCGATGTTCTTTCTGTCCCCGTAGCCAATATAGGTAGTGGTATAGGAACAGGTGTTTTATCAATTACATTAGTTGCAGGTAATATTACAGGAGTGCAAGGAGACCCTACAGAATGTGAAATATTATGTTTAGGTGAAGTAGGTGTTGCTCAAGGAAGACCAGTCCCAGTTGCTGGTGATATTCTTCGTCTTGAACTTCCTGCGGGTACTGGTGCTGGTCCGGGAACTCCCGCCGTCAAATGGATACAAGTTGCTAATGGTGTGAATTGTGTAGGAAGAGGTGCTGTAGCTAATAGACATCAAAATATTCATGTTCCTCTTTGGAGTGGTAGTGGAACTGAATTATGTAATCTAGCATTAGATTATGAAGCGGTTGGAGGTCAAAGCACTATATCTCCTCCAGGAACTGGGACAGATGGTGTCCCTCCGGGTGGGGCTGGTGATGACTTTGGTTCTAATCCAGTTTCAACCCTTCGTAATCCAAGAAGAGATGTAGCCAGACGAGCAAGTGTTGAATATAATTCTGTTGGTTGTTTCCCAACAACTATTATGCCTTTTAGTGTGGGCGATAGTATTTATATGAGCCATTTAGCCGAACCTACTTTGGGAGCTAATGAAGTCCTTGTAGGTGTATTAGACCAAATTGATCAATACAAATTTTTAAATCCCGCAGGTGCGCCAGAAGATAGTGAAATGCCCCGTCTTTTAATTAGACCTGTTGTAGCACATTTACAGGCAACTCCTGCGGCTGGTGGTGCAAATGTTGCTTATACAGGTGGTTCAGCTGTATTTGGTCCTGATATTCCTGCAGCTGGTAATGGAGAGTATGCTTATACTCGTCTTAAGATGGGTCAAAAAATATTTACTAAAGCAGCGAACAGAATTAATGGTTGGACGCCAGGCGGGATTATGGCTGGTGATGCCCCAGCGACTGCTGCTCTTATTCTTGCAGCCCAAGAACAAGTAGATTTTGAAATTAGTGATTTCCAGTATCAGCTTAAACAGGTAATGATGCCTGATAATATGGCTGACCAACAGATGAAGGCGGCGATGTCAGAGGCTGGTCTTCAAATTGATTTAGAAACTATTGCAACAAGACAGGTGAATTTAGCAGCTATTCAGGGACCGACCTCGCAATTAATTTCACTTCCAAACATTTCCCGGGGCTTGGGCTGTTTATCAGTTCCTTTAAATCAAAATGAGCAGAGAGGTTTAGAGTATTCTTCTTTGAGGGGACACCCCAACAATGCAAGTGATTATCAATGGGAACTCGGTATTAAAGGTCTTTGTCCTAATAGACCAGTTCCAGTTGAAAAAGCTTCCTATAATAATCCTTTAGTACAATCACAAGAGGTAAATGAGAAAATGAAAGCGATGGATAGTTTTGGTGTCCCAGTTTCCAATCTAAATAATGTTGGTATGAATTGGTCTGTAGGGCGCCAATTTGCAAGACCGCAGCAATTTTTTAATCTACGGGCTGCGGGCGACCTAATCCTAAAAATGCAGTTTAATACTGCTCAAACCTTTCCCAAATTATTTGTGCATTTTATTAATCATTTAAGATCAATTAATATCTCAAAAAATGGAATACAGATAATGAATTAGTTTAGCAAAAATTTAATTAAAAATAATATATAATATTTCAAAAATTAAAAATATTATATAATATATATATATTAAATGTCTAGAAGAGATGGAGTATCCCAAACTAAACAGCGTGTCCGTATAACGCCTAATAATCAGCCTTCGGGTGGAGTTTTTTCCGCCCAGAATTTCCCAGCCATTAACTTCGTAATTGGATCACAAAGAGCTTGGTTAGACCCGAGAACATTAAGACTTAATGGAGAATTTTATATGCACAATCTTGATGGAAATTTGCCAGCTAATAATACTGTTGCTGGTGCGCCACCTCTCCCACATCAGAATGGTGTAAGTCTGAATAACAGTATTGGTGTATCATCATTCTTTGATGAAGTCAATATCAGTACCTATTCAGGGGCTAAAAATCTTGAAACTGTAAGAAGTTATAATAGATATTTAGCGGCTTGTAGGCCATTAATGCATAGTTCATTAGATTATGATAATGGTTTAGGATTGCAGGATGCTATGTGTTCCAATAAAAGTTTATCAAATGCTAGAACTGCCTGTGTTGAAACTGATTTTAGTGTTCCAATTAATGTTGGTATGCTGGATAGTGATGGTTATTTGAATCTGTCAGAAAAAGGTTTCTCGGGGCTCAATATTGATCTCCTCCTCTGCCAAAATGCACAGGCGGTGCAGCCATTCTATACTTATTCAGGAACAAAGAAAACTGATAAAACTGCTCATGTAGCAGACCAAACCTTTAATTATTATATTAAAAATTTAAATTTGACTTATGATTTGGTTATTCCTGATGACCAGTTATATAATTCTTTGCCTTCATCGGGCGTTCTTCAGTATAACACTATAGCATCACTGCATTCTACTTTAATTTCAAGCGATCAGACTATTAATCTCCGTCTTAATGCTAATCGTGTTTTATCTGTAAGTCATAGTATTATTCCTTCTCTCCATGTTAATAATATTAAAGTAGATAGTTTCCAGTTATGCAAACCGCAAAAAAATGTATCGCCTACTGGTGATGGTGATAATGCAGAGGTTAGAACGGTTCAGTATTTAAGAGCGGGACAGCTTTATCCATTTAATTTTTTATTGGATAGTGAAGAACAAGCCGATATTAATCCAGCAAATGGACTACAGGGAGATAATCCTTCCCCGCAGGCTCAAATTATGAAGCCGTATCTGAATTCGGTGTCATTATATAACAATTCCCATAATAAATTTAATCCTTGTTCAAATATTGGTATTGCATCGGGTCAGGCTTTAGCTGGAAATAATGCCCAGCCTTTAGCGGCATCACCAGACCCTAGAAGCATTTTTGGTCTAGGTGTGTGTATGGATAGTAATAAAAATGGTGTGTCATTTAAAACACGGGAGTACGCTATTCGCATTCAGAGTGAATTAAATAATACTAGTGCTAATGCTCTGTTTAGTTTCTCAAGAATTAGAAATGTTGCCCAATTCAGTCCAGCGGGAATATCGGTTGTAGAATAAATATTAAAACTTTTAATTAATATATATTTTAAAATAAAAATATATTAATATATATATAATAGATGTCTAGCTCACAGGATAATGTTTTAGGACAAACGGACGAAGTTCCCGCCGATATGGAAATTGTAAGCTCGGTTTTGGAACCAATTATTATCACCCCCACCCACGCACGATGGGTATTGAAGCCAGAGGGTATTTTAAGCAGGGATAGTTGTATTCAATTTCAGCTCACTGTTCCAGCTGCCCTTGATAAAAAGGGTTTTCTTCCAGTCGGTGCTGGTATTTGGGGACTTATCCGTTCAGCTACTCTTTCAGTTGGTGGCAAAAGAGTTAATCATACAGAAGGTTTAGGATACTGGAAATCTATTACTTCTGCATATGATACACCTTCATATAGAACAAATAAAAAAAGAATTTTAACAGGAGAACAGACTGTATTGCAGCCGTGTGCTATAGCTCCTACAGCTGCTTGGTCTGGGGCGGCTGGTATGTATGAGTTGGCATCATCAAATGTTATAAGAGAACATACAGCTACTCAAGGGGGAATAGTAGATTTAGATTATCAAAATCAATTGAGAAGCACAGCAGAGGCGAGCCCTTGTTGGACGATAAAATTGGCAGATTTGTTCAATCTATTATATGATGTGGAATTACCCCTGTTCTTACTGAATTCTAATCAGGAGGTTGCGATTGACCTCCATTTTAACACACAGGCAGGCGGCGATAGTTCCGCAGGCAATGGAACTGGTACATTATGTTGCTTTGAGGCTCTTGCGGCTGGTCCTCCTCCGGGCGGTCAGCAGGTTGGGGCTTGTAATTTAGTTTTAGATAGTTGTCTTTTATATCAGGACACCATTTACTATTCAAATGAGAGAAGAGAATTAGAGGCAGAAAAGGTTAATGCTTCAAAGGGTCTTTATACTTCATATTCAGATGTTATATCAAATGTGGCATCTCATCCTGTTGCACCATCTGTGGCTGCCGCTCTCCCAACATCACACATGACTATTTTGCAGAAAACTGATTTAATTCCTCTATCTGGCTTTCGGGCTAAAAACCTTTTTTGGGCGGAAACTGTTGCTGATTGGACATCTAATCCAGGTGGTCATACACCAATCGTCCCCGCTACTTATGTTAATTATAATTCTCTGCTCGGTGTATATGCTCTTGTGGCTTACCATGATAATCCAACCGTAGATTTGCGAGTTAATGATGTTTTATCCTTTCCAACACCTCTTACCTCACAAAGTGTGAAAGCAGCCGAAGCCGAAAATTGCTATGGCAGTCCTGTCTGGTTGTCCCAAGCTCTATGGTCTTATAATCCTATTACTAATAAAGTAGCTAATGCTGCGGCTGTTCCACCAATTACTGGAGATCACCCAGTTCAGCCTCTGGCTAAATTGCTTCCAAGTAATGCCCAATACCCAATATGGGGTGGTGGGGCGTCTGGTTTTATGGCTCTGGACGCTCTTCAGGGTAATCTCTCATTTAATGGTATTAATTTATCTCATGGCTGGGGAAATGACAATGACGATTTTGTGCTTGTAGGTGCAAAGCCCCTTGAAGTTATACAT